GAAAAAGAAGAATTACTCAGAGGGCTTTAAGCTCTTTTTTTAATACCGAAAGGAGAAACAAAGGTATGTATACAGAAAAAATGAAACAGATTAAAGCGCTAATTGCAAAAGCTAGCGCAGAAATCACTGCTAAGACAGAAGAATTGAAATCTGCCTTGAATACTGAAGATCTTGAAAAAGCGCGTGCGCTTCGCGTTGACATCGATGCTTTGAAATCTCAAAAAGAAGAAGCTGAAAATGACTTGAAGTCTTATGAACTTGCAGAAGCTGGTAACGATGAAAGCGAAGCTGGTAAAGTTCATAAAGTAAAAGCAGAAACTAAATCTTACCGTGAAGCAGTAAATGAGTACATCCGTACTAAAGGTGCAAAAGCTGATGCGCAGTTGAAACTTGAAGGAAAAGACCTGCTCATTCCTATGAACGTAGCAGTTAATCCTACTACTGACGGATTGAAGAAAGATGGAACTGAAAAGGTTACCAGCAAAGAAATCGTAACTACACCAATGCGTGAAGTTAAGACAGTTGTTGACCTTAAACAATTCGCAACAATCCACAAAGCATCTAAAGGTGAAGGTTCTTACCCAATCTTGAAGAAAGCTACATCTAAGATGGCAAGTGTTGAAGAATTGGAAAAGAACCCGGCTCTTGCTAAACCAGAATTTACAGGAGTTGACTGGAAAGTTAAAACTTACCGTGGTGCAATTCCATTGTCTCAAGAAGCTATTGACGATGCAGATGTTGACCTTTTGGCAATCGTTGCAGAAGCAGCAAACCAAATCAAGGTTAATACTACAAACGATGCAATCGCTACTGTTTTGAAAGATTTTGAAGCAAAAAGCGCTGCAAACCTTGATGAAATCAAGCATATCTTGAACAAAGATCTTGACCCAGCTTACAATGTATCATTTGTAGTTTCTCAATCGTTCTATCAAAAACTTGACACTTTGAAAGATAAGAATGACCGTTATCTTCTTCAAGATTCAATCACATCTGCTTCTGGAAAAGTGTTCCTTGGACATCCAGTATTCGTTGTTTCTGATACAACCCTTGGTACTGACGGTGAAGCTCATGCGTTTATCGGTGATATCCAACGCGCTGTACTCTTTGCGGACCGTCAAGAATTGGGTCTACGTTGGACTGACAACGAAATCTACGGTCAATACTTGCAAGCAGTTGTACGCTTTGACGTGAAGAAAGCAGATGCGAAAGCTGGTTACTTCGTAACTATGCCCTAATACTCCCCCAATAAGCGGGGGTGTCTCACGGTCTGCGGTCACTCTAGCAGTGCCAACCGCAAGTAGCACCAAAGCCGACATCATGGCTTATCTCGATAGCAAGGGAATCTCATACAGCGCATCACAAACCAAAGAGCAATTACTTTCCTTGATTGGAGCGTGATCTTATGGCTGTGACGGATTTAGAAGATGTGAAATTGTACTGCAAGATTGATTTTGACTTTGAGGATCAAATGCTTGAAGAAATGATTGATGCTGCAGAAGATGAAATCTGTTTTGCTATCGGCAATGATGTAACTCCTCAAGATTTAGCTAAATATGCTAAGTTTACACTTGCCGTTAAAAAGCAAGTAAAAGAGGAGTATGAACATCGTGGCTTGTCTGCTGACACACAACGGCACGGATTGGCAAACGGTGTACTTAATATTATCCATCAATTACGCACACGGAGGGAGCTCGATGATAACAAGAAAGATGAATCACAGAGTAACATTCTTCCGTGAAATTGGAGGTCAAAACGAAGATGGTGAGGTTGTCTCTCCATCTCGAAAAAACCTCTACACTTGCTGGGCAGAGGTTGCTAAGACTTCCTTGAAAGACTTTCAAGAGGGAGCGAATCAAACTGCCAACAAGAAAGCTAAAGGAATTGTTTCTTCAAGTGAATTAAAAACCTTGTATATTCGTCACAATCCAGAGCGACCATTTGATAGCTCCGATCATGTTGAGTTTAACGGGTTTGAGTACGATATCGTATCGGTCGATGTGGATGAATCATCATTTGATATGGATAAGATTAGTATCAAGAGGCGCACATGACAAAAGGTCTGGATCAGATTTTATCACGGCTTACTGAACTGCAAGTGAAAGCTCCAAAAGCTGCAAGAGCAGCAGTTAAAGAGGGTGCGGATGAAGTAGAAAAAATACTAAAAGTAAACACTCCCGTTTATTTTGTTATGGATAACGTCCATGCCAAAGATGATACAAGAGTAACCAGCTTTAAAGGTGGCGACCACGGCTTGATATCAAAAGATATCGGATATGGTCGCGCTACTGGATGGCGGATACACTTTCCAGACGATGGTACGAAATACCAAAGAGGGCAAGGATTCGAAGAAAAAACAATAAATGAAGCAACACCAATTGTTAAGGAAATATACGCAACTAAAGTAAAGGAGGGATTGGGATTGTGACAGTCGAAACAATAGCTTATAAGTTATTAAGCAATGATGAAGGACTAAATAGCTTACTCGATAAGCTACGAGGAAAGAAATTCGGTCTTGGATTTAAACAAGGAATCTTTACTTACGACATCCCAGAGCGCCCTACGAACGCTTTGAGTAAGGAGCTTGCTCCATTTATGCGTATTTATCCTACTTATGAGAATGATGTTGAGTTTGCGGATGATAAAGCCATCTCTACTGAACACAGGATCACAATCAACTTTTGGTGTTTAAATGCAAAGCAGTCTGAACAGATCGCTGAATTGATGGATAAGATTTTAGAAAGTAACGGATTTGAACGTTACACAACAAATGAACTGCCAAGATACAGAGATAACGATATTGACTTACTGGTTAACGTAAGAAAGTATCGTTTTTTTGATTGGCAACTTGATAAATTAAGAAACGAGGATTAATGAATGTCTAAAGTTAAATTTGGATTGCGTGGATTTGAATTTGGTGAAGTAACATCAGAAAACAAAGTCCCAACAACTATGAAATTAACTGGTATGAAATCTGCTAAGATTGATATCACGAACGAACTTGTAACGATTGCTGCAGATGATGGACCATACGTGGTATTATCATCAGGTATCACAGGTACACAATTGGAAATCTCAGTACTTGACTTGCCAACAGAAGCACGTAAGGTATTGTACGGAATCGAAGTTAAAGACGGTATGGAAGTCTACAACAAAAACCTTACTCCTAAGGATGTGGCTTGCTGCTTCCGTACTTCTACAGAAGATGGTAAAGCTATCTGGATCGGTCTCCTTAAAGGTAAATTCTCTCTTCCTGGCATGGAAACTGAAACCAAAGACGGTTCACCAGCACCTAAAGAAGACAGCGTAACAGGTAACTTTGTAGCGCGTGGTGACGATGAAAACGGCGATGTAATGATCATCGCTCGCGAAGATAACCCAGCATTTAATTTGGAAAAATTCCGTGCTGCAGTCTTCCCAAAGTCGTAAGCGCCGCACCAGCATCGCCTGTAGGCGCAGGATAACAACTTTCTAAGCATGGAATCTATTTCCGTGCTTTTTATTTTTATTTAAAGGAGTAGGAAATGTACACAATCAAGCTAAATATCGGTGGAGTTGATAAAGAATTTACCAAAGAATATATCAATGTGGAGGATAATCTTCTCGCAACTGAGCAAAACGTGCGACAATCAGCACTTATCCAAGACCCTAAGAAAGCGAATGATCCAAAAGAAAATCGCAAACTAAATGAAGCATATCTAAAAATGTTTGTGGATATGTTTGGCGGTCAATTCAAAGTCGAAGATTTGAAGCAAGCAGATATCGCGATTTTAAAAACACTTGAAAAAATCTATCTTGCAGCGCTTGGAATTAAAGAAGAAGTGATCAAAGACCTTGAGGGTGAAGACGAAAAAAAGGGATAAGCCCAGAAGAAGCGCGTGACAATCTCCTAATCTGGTTTCAGGAATTGATGCAGCAAGGATATACAATCCTTGAAATTAAACAGATGCGACTTTCTGACTTTGATTTAATGGTTAAGGCCTTTGAAACGAAGAAAGAGGAATCAGAGAAAGAAACAACGCTTGATAAAGCATTTCCGCTTTTATTTGGTTAGGAAAGGAGGACAAATGACTAATAATTTAGGTGAATTAGTAGCAACAGCATCGCTGGATATCCAACCGTTTATTGGCAATACCAAACAGTTGAGCTCATATATGCGTGGTCTTGATAAGTCTCTATCAGCGATGGAGAAATCCTTTAAAAAGGTTGGTAAAGGCGGTAAGAACCTAACAGGGATGAAAACCGTACTAGGTGAAACTGCGAATAGTATTAAAGCCTACGAAGGAATTTTAAAGCAACAAACAGATCATTATAATAATCTAAAATCAAAGATTGGTGATTTGAGTAGTGCGAGCGCAAAAAACAAGGAAGACTTGCTTGGCGCACGTAATGCGATGTTGCAGACTGCTACCACTTTATCCGATTTGAGGGGGCGGTATGCTGACCTTACGAGAGAAATCAATATCCAGTCTAGTAAGTGGACGCAAGTTGGGAATGGCTTGCATTCGTTTGGCAAAAAGATGAAGGGTATTGGTAAAAGTATGCAAGGTGTTGGAAAAACACTGACGAAAGGTCTGACTGTACCGCTACTTGCTGGGGCTGGGGTAGCAGTTAAGGCTGCGATTGATTATGAGAGTGCGTTTGCTGGCGTTAAAAAAACAGTGGACGGAACTCCACAACAATTCGCACAACTATCTACCAGCATTCGTGAGATGGCTAAAGAGATGCCGTCCAGTGCGGTTGAAATTGCACACGTAGCAGAAGCAGCAGGACAATTAGGTGTACCAATTGGTGCGATTAAAGATTTCTCTAAAACCATGATTAATTTGGGAGTGTCTACCAACCTAAGCTCAGAAGAGGCGGCATCATCAATCGCTAAAATCGGTAATATCATGCAAGTTTCTGGTAAAGACCTAGGTACATGGTCAGCCCACTTTGGATCTTCACTTGTAGATTTGGGGAATCATTTTTCAACAACTGAACGTGATATTGTCGAAATGACCAACCGTTTAGCAGCAGGCGGTAAGCTCGCTGGTCTGACCACACCAGAAATTTTAGGTCTTGCAACTGCCATGAGTAGTGTAGGGATTGAAGCAGAAGCGGGCGGAAGCGCAATGACTCAGACCCTTACTGGTATTGGTAAAGCCGTGTCTGGTGTCGGTAAAGGTGCGAAAGAAAAACTTGAAGTTATCGCACAAACAGCAGGAATGACTGCGGAACAATTTTCTACCGCTTGGAAACAGAAACCAGCGGAAGCATTGCAAGCATTTATTAAAGGCTTACAACGCGCCCATGACGAAGGCAAGAATATGGATGGCATCCTTGATGAACTTGGAATGACAGGTATTCGTCAAGGGAATATGCTGAAATCTCTAGCATCAGCATCAGATAAGATGAGCGAGGCAGTTAGTCGATCTAATACCGCTTGGAAAGAAAATAACGCACTTACCAATGAAGCAAGTAAACGTTATGAAACCACAGAATCACAACTTAAAATCTTTAAGAATAAACTAACTGATATCGCTATCGAATTCGGTGGTCCGCTCCTTAAAGCGTTAAATAGTGGTTTAGATGCTGCAAAACCTTGGCTACAAACTCTATCAGACATGGCTAAAAAATTTAGCGAGATGTCAACTGAGCAACAGCAAAACATCATCAAATGGGGCGCTATGGCTGCTGCAATCGGGCCAGCTATCAAACTATTAGGCGGTGGTGCAAGTATTATCGGAGGGTTTGCTAAAGTAATTGGTACAGTCGCAAGAGGAATCGGTAAATTTAGCGGTATGCTAAAAACTGTATTTCAAGGCGGTGGATTTATTAATGGTCTGAAACAGATGGCTACCGGTATGACTGCTACTGGTACGGCTGCG